GCCCTTCGGCAGTGGGACGGACAGCCGCCATCACCGCCAGCAGGATCTGCTCGCGGATAGAGGTCATCGCCACCGCCTACAGCCGAGTGAGATCGGCGCGACGCTCGGTCCCGTCGCCAATGGCGCGCACGTCACGCACCTGGTAGGTCTGGCCTGCGATCACGACGGTGTGTCCTGCCTCCAGGTCGGGAAGCAGCGACAGCGGATAGGTGATCGTGTAGGCCGCCGAACGGACCAGCCCGTCGAGCAGGTTGTCGTCGATGCACAGGAAGCCGACCGATACCGTGCGGCCGGCCACCTCGGCACTCACCAGCAGACCCGCATTCGCTGCCGCCTCGTAGAGGCGTTCGATCAGGCCCACAGTCACGCCACGGTCAACTTGACCAGCACACCCGGACGGTGACACATGGGCAGCGGGTTCGACTGCGTGTGCAAGTCCGTGCCGCGCTCGAACTTTCGCGGTTCTTGCTTGGCGTAGAGCGGCTGCCCCACCGTGTTGACGGTCTCATTGAAGTCCGCCGGCGCAAAGTACGTCCCGAACGTATCCACCGTGCCCAACGGGAACGCATGCGCTTCACCGGCAGCGATGAAGCGACGAGCCGTCCCCGTCAGGTCTGTGGCCTGACCTCGGTACTCCTCGAACGTGATGCCAGCGTAGGTGAATCCACGCCTCACGTCATTGATGAGGATGGCGCCCTGCTGCCAGTTCTCGAACGCCTTCTCGACCTTGGCGTGACCAGTCAGCGCCGCGAAGAACTCCGGCGAGCACAGGCAGTGAACGCCATTCATGAACTCGCCCTTGAGGTTCTCCTCGATGGCGGCGAGCGTGGCGATGCACTTGGCCTTGACGTTGGTGGCAGCGTTCCCGAGTTCGTAGGAGATGACCTGGGGGGCAATCTCGAACTCATCGAAGAGGTTGTAGAGCACCGAGCCGTCGGCATCCAGGATCACCCCTTTGAGCGCCCCCATTCGGAGGTGCTCCAGCGTGATCGCATGCTTGTTGCGCATGGTCTCCAGATGACGCGCGATGACACCGGCCACCGTCTCGGTCTCGGTCTCCGAACCAAAGGAGCGAATGCCCTGGACCTCCTCGGGCAGGACGACGTCGTCGTGCGGGATGTGCGGCACGACAAAGGAGCGCAGCTTGCGCTTGCCGCGGATGCCCACCGTGCCGGGCGAGCCGGGCGGCAGGGTCGGCAACAGGTTCAGCACGCCGTTCATCTCCTCCACGATGATCTGGCGCTGGCGCACCGGCTTGGCCGGCATCAGGTTCAGATCCTCCAGGCGGCCGTAGCGATTGGGGAGGATGTTGATGGCCGACGTCAGGGCGGCCATCGAGAACGCGGGGTTGTTGAAGGGGTTCTGCATGTTGGAGCTCCTGATCAGGCCGAGGTACGAACGAGGACCCCGCGCGCGGTCAACTGGGCGATCGCGGTGGCCTTCTGGGCGGGGGTGATGCCGGCGGGCCAGACCAGGGCGTGGCTGGCCACGATGGCGTGGCGGGCGATGAGCAAGGCGTCGTCACGATCACCAGTGGTGGCGTCGACGCCGAAAGCCAGCACACCGACCGCTTCGGCGCTGCTGTCCACAGCGTCGGGGTCGATCGGCGAGAGCTTGCCGGTCACAGGTGCGCGACCCACCACAGTGCCCATTGCCAGGTTCTGGCCGCTGGCCACCGTTGCCAGATCGCGCGAGTACAGGTTCGGGGCCTCGTACTTGAGCAGGTCCCCGAGGTTGAGAGCTTCTTGGATTGAGGGCATGGGTTACTCCTTGGTGATGAGCTTCTTGACGGCCGCGACGACCGGGCTGGTCTCGGGGCGCACGGCCGTGCTGGCATCGGTGGTGATTCGCGAGGCGATCTCCGGCTGGTCAGCACGGGCTTCCAGCAAGGCGCGGCGGACCTGGGCCTCGCTCAGGCCGCCGGCGAGGAACTCCGCCGTGCGCTGCGAGGCACCGGCGATCAAGCAGATCTCGGCGATCGCCTGCGCTTCGGCACGCGGGTTCTGGATGAGGGACTCGGCCGCCAGGGGAGCTGGCGTCGTCGGGGGCGATTCTGCGGTCGCAGTAGGAGAAAGCTGTTCCATCTGGTACTCCGGGTTGGATGGGGAACTAGGGGGCAAGGGCGGGGCATCTGCCGCCGCAGGCGACGCCCGCGCAGGCGGAGTGCGCTGGGTCATCGTGGAAATGCCCAGCCGTCGCTGGGCGGCCAGGCTGGTGCTGAACTCCGCCAGGACTTGCTCCAGGCTCGCCACGCCGTCGGCCAAGCCAGCAGCAATCGCGGCCTCGCCGAAGACCAGGCTGGCTTCCAGCCCGCGAATGGCCTCGGGCTCCAGGCCACGCATGACGGCCACTTGGTTGACGAAGATCTCGTAGAGGCGATCGACCTCGAGCTGCAGCGCAGCCCCGGCCTGCGCCGACAGCGGCGCGTGCGGTGAGAAGTCGTTCTTGTGCTGGCCGGCGTAGATCGCGGTGTAGGTCAGGCCGTCCTTGGCGTCCTTGACCGACTGGTCGACATGCAGGGCAATGACACCGATCGAGCCGACCCCCGCCGTCTGAGACAGGGTCAGACGTGTTGCGGAAGCCGCGAGGGCGTAGGCGGCTGAGAAGGCAGCATCGTTGGCGTGCGCCCAGACGGGCTTAATGGCGCTGGCCTGGCGGATGAGGTCGGAGAGTTCGAAACCGCCGCCGGCCTAGCCACCGGGCGAGTCGATATCCAGCAGGATGCCCGTCACTGCGGGGTCGGCGAGGGCCGCATCGACACGAGCACCGATCTCGGCGTAGGAGCACAGCCCCGAGGCCACCTCCAGTCCCAGCGCACGGCGCACCAGCGTGCCGTGCACCGGAATCAGCGCGATGCCGGGCGATGTGGGTAGTTCGCTTCGCGGCCCGGGCAGTGGTGCGGCCATGTCCAGACCTTGCAGACCGATACGCGGCCCGAGCACGGCCAGGATCACGTCGAGCTTCGGGCGATGGATCAGCAGCGGCGCACCGAAAAGGCGCCCCGCGAGATGCGGCAACAGGGTCATGGAAATCCTTCAGGCAGGCGGCGATACGGGATCACCGGTAGTGGTGCTCGCGGCGGTCACGCCGCCGTCCTTCGAGGTGCGGCGCGGGTCGGAGTCGAAGATCAGACCGAGGTCATCGGCGCGCTGGTTGTCGGCGGCGATCTCGCGGTCGACGTCCTCGGCGTCGTAGCCGAAGGCCGAGATGGCTTCCGAGCGGCTCATCAGGCCGGAGCGGATGGCGAGCAACATCGCCTTGAACTCCTTCTCCGGATCGACCCACTGCCAGCCCTGCGGAATCCACTTCGCCTGCAGGTACTGGCGACGGCGCGCCGCGCCGCCTCGTGCGAAACCGGGTGCATCGAGCGCCCCCGAGAGCACGGCTTGCTTCATCCAGGCCGCCCACACCGGACGGCAGAGTTGATGCACGAGCACGCCGTGCTGGACCATCTCGCAGCGCCGACGGAACTCCAGCATCCCGGCGCGGATGGACGAGTAGTTCACGCCGGTCAGATCGCCGGTCAGTTGCTCGTAGGTGACGCCGATGGCGGCGGCGACCGCCCGGAACTGGGTGCGCAGGAACTCGGAGTACGAACCGCCGACGTCGGCCGGGTCGGAGAACTTGATGTCCTCGCCCGGCTCCAGAATCTGCAGCGTGCCGGGCTCCAGGCCGGCGAGCGCCACGCCTTCGCTGTCGGCCGCGCCTTCGCCCATCAGGCTGTCCTCCGGGCTCTGGCGCGTCACGAAGCCGGCGAACATCGCGGCAGTCTTCTTGCGCACTAGTTCGGCGTCGTCGTACTGGTCGAGTTCGTTGAGCTTGACCAGTGCGCGTGACAGCCACGGCTCGCCCCGGATCTGGCCGGGCCGCAGCACACGGTAGAGGTGGATCACCTCGCGCGCATCGACCCGCACCGTGTCCAGTCCGCCCAGGCCCGACATCGGTGCAAGACGTCCGTCCTCCGGGTGCGCGCGATACAGGTGGTAGGCCACGCGGCGCCCAAGCGAGTCGAACTCGATCCCCGAGCGCACGACGTTCCCGGACGGCAACTCGGTGTTCAGCGTGATCGGCAGGTGCTCGGGCTCCAGCAACTGGAGTTGCAGCGGGACGACCAGACCGTCCTCCGGGCGGCGCGGGCGCAGCCGGATCAGACACTCGCCGCCTTCGAGCATCGCGCGGCACGCCAGCGCCTGAAGGCCGTAGAAATCGGTCTGGCCGGCGGCATCGGCTTCCTCGGTCCAGTCGCGCCACAGCGCCTGCACCTCGGCCTTGAACGTCTCATCCGGCGAGAGGCTCTGCGGCTTGATGCCGGTGCCGACCGCATTGGCGACGAACGCCTCGATGCCGGCCTGTGCCCACGCGTTGCGCCGCACGAGGTCGCGGCTCTTGACCCGCAACTCCGCGTTGGTGGCGAGCATCGCGGCCACCGCGCCAGGATTCCCGGGCATCCACGCGAGCGACCGTCGGCCCCGGCCGGCGGCCTCGTGAACGGGCGTCCCGCCGAACCAGCCGCGCAGTTTCGAGTACCAGGCCATCAGAAGCCCTTCGACGTGGTGACGCGGATCTGGCGCTTCGCGGGCGTGCCGGCACTGCGTGCCAGTTCAGCCTCGACCGTCCGGATGGCTTCCTGCAGTTCCTCGACGGAGCGGTACTCGACCGTCTTGTCGCCGAAGCTGACGCGCCGCTCGCCGGTGGCCAGCGCCCGCTTCAAAGCGTCGAGTTGGTTGGTGGTGTAGCTCATCGTTTCCTCATCGGCCTATCTGTCAACTGAGCCATCGGCTCTTGATCACGCGCCGGCCGGAATGCCGGGAGCCAGAAGCAGCGAGGCCACCGCTGTGGGTGGCCTCGTCTGCGTCGAGCGTCTGGTTCGGGGGCGGCTCATCGGGCGGCCGCTCAACCCCAAGTTGGCGTTCGAGTTCGCGCCAGTGGCGTTCCTCGAACCGATCCAGCCCTGCCGCCGATGCGGCGGCGCGGGCGTAGACGTAGCAGTCGAGCGCCTCGTTGCGCTCGCGCATC